GCGCAAGATCAGTGAAGAACGTAAACAACAACTACGTGACCAGTTAGAGAAGGCACGTGCCAATCGTAAACCTGCTGAGTACAAGAGTATCCATTCGTCTGTACTTGCACTTCCAGATGAGGATAACTACTCATTCAAAAATGTTAAAGAATGGATCAAGGAGTCTAAAGAACAGGTGGCTGCATTTAACAAGGTTGCTAGAAGTTTCAGGAGTACTCCACAAGATAAACAACGTGCATCCAATGATGCAGATGCGAAAAAAGCATACATAAGATACTGTGAACATTACCTGAAAACTGGTGATTGGATCGGTCTTAAATCTGGAAAAAATGAGGAACATATTGTGATACCTAAGTGTATTGCAATGGCCTACAATCCAGATGGTACACCCAAACGAACTGTAGGAGTCTATTATCCAGATCTCCATGCCGTATGGACAAAGGAGATGGAAAATGGGCAAAGTACTGAACTTCCCTACTAATTATAAACCAGACAATCCCCCAGAAGTTGATATTCAAGCCGCAGAGACTAGAGAAAACTTTGCATGGTGTGAACAACTTGCTGAGGGATTGACTTATGGTGTATTACTGAATCTTCAGAAGAATGGTGTAAACATTGTCAATGAAGAGACAATAATACAATTGTCGTTTTTGGGTGAGTGTATCAAATCAGTTGTATACAATGAACGTGATATACAACACCCATTGCAAGACTTAGCTGCAAGATTTATTACTCTTGAGAAATCAACCACTAATAAAGGTGAACCTGCTATCAAAGGAAATTTCGATGTTTTAATGATGAATGAATGGATGGAACAGGTTGAGTTGTCTTTAGAAGACGATGAACCAGATCCACCTATTGCAGTCTAATGCTGATGTAGCTCAGTTGGTAGAGCAGGAGTTTTGTAAACTTCAGGCCGTAGGTTCAAATCCTATCATCAGCTCCATTCCCCGATAACTCAGTTGGTAGAGTGGGTGACTGTTAATCACCTTGTCGCTGGTTCGAGTCCAGCTCGGGGAGCCAACCTAGTTTCATTATGAAAGGAATTATGAAACAATCACATATCTATATCTTAATCGCCACAGTATTGTCTCTGGCGTTATCTATCTGGTTATTCTTTTTTATGGATCACTATGATGCAAAACTCTACGGAATCTATGTCGGTCTTTGGGTTCCTTCCATTCTTGGAGCCTTTCAAGTAATTGAGTCGGGTAAAGAAAATGGAACTGAGTGATTTTTTTAATGATCCCAATAGTGCCGTAATCTTTGGTTGCGGTATTGGGGTATCTGCAATTTTTCTTATCGGTATAACCAAAGCACTATACGGACCTAAGAAATGATTTTTATGATGATGTTTATCGCCATGGTAATTGTGGCGGTTATTTCTCTAACTTCTCTGGCATACTATGCAGTATGGCCCAAGAAGAAAATTCAGCATAATAAATGTCATACTGACAACATGAAGATTAAAGATCTTCATGGCCACACTGAACCTCATGTATAATTATGATATTAGTTGATTTATCTCAAATAATGATGGCATCTACTATGATGTCAATGGAGAAGGGACAGACAGAAGCAGATGTAGATTTTATTCGTCATTCTGTACTGAACAGTCTCCGTATGTATCGGTCAAAGTATACTGAAGAATATGGTGAACTGGTAATTTGTTGTGATTCTCCTCATTCATGGAGAAGGGATCACTTTCCCCAATACAAGGCTGGTAGAAAAACAATTAGAGAATCTTCTTCTCTTAACTGGAATCAGATCTTTGATTGCTTCAATACTATCAAGACAGAACTCAAGACTATCTTTCCATATAAATTTATACAAGTGGAAGGTGCTGAGGCTGATGACATTATTGGTATGTTATCTAGAACTTCACCCACTGATGAGAAGGTGATGATTATTTCAAGTGATAAGGATTTCATTCAATTACAGCAGTATGATAATGTGTATCAATGGAGTCCTGTTACTAAGAAACTAGTCAATGGAATTGAACCTCATGGATACTTGTTTGAACACATTCTAAGAGGTGACAAGAGTGATGGCATTCCGAATGTCTTATCAAAAGACAATTCTATTGTAGATGGTGTTCGTCAAAAACCTATCACCAAAAAGTATGTGGAAAACTTTGTGATGCATAATGCTGAAATAAGTGGTAGAACAGATGAGGAGATTCGTAATTTTCATCGAAACCAAAAACTCATAGATCTGAATGAAACTCCACCAACTCTTTGTAATGAGATTTGGGATGAGTATCAGAAAGAACCAGTAGGCCAACGAAGAGATCTACTGAACTTCTTTGTTGAGAAGAAACTTAATAACTTAATCGAAACCATAGGAGAATTTTAATATGGCAATAGTAATGGATACCCAACAACAACCAGCTGGTCAAGAAGCATGGGAAAAAGAAAAAGAACCAGCAGTAAAAGTTAGAACTCCACTAATTAGTGAGATTCTAAAAAAAGTCAATAATGCAAAAGCTAAACCACAAAAGGTAAATATTTTGCAACAACATGATTCAGAATCATTGAGGACTATTTGTAAGATGTCTTTTGATCCAATGATAACTTCTGAACTTCCAGAAGGTAATCCACCATTCATAGAGAATGAAGCCCCAGATGGAACTGAACATACAAAACTATCTACAGAATATAAAAAACTGTATAGATTTTGTAAAGGTGGAGATCCTAATTTACAATCAATGAGGAGAGAACAATTGTTTGTTCAACTGTTAGAAGGTCTTCATAAGGATGAGGCCCAAGTGGTTATTCAGGCAAAAGACAAAAATCTTCATAGAGTTTATAAAGGACTTTCTGATGCAGTTGTCAAAGAGGCATTCAATTGGGATGATAATTACCAAAGAAAGAATGTATAAATATAATACAATCTTTTTTTAGGGAGTCCTAAATGCAAATCCAATGTCGGGGATGTGAGAACGGCAACCTAGTCTCTTTGTAAAATCCCCCTCTGACAATTTAGCAATGTTTTTCGGTTAAACGATCCGCCGAAGTGAATCATCATGTTCCCTACTATTATTATAGAGATTGAGGATCACCAAGAACAAGGTTATATGAAACATATTTTCATAAGCATTGTTTTGTTATTTTCTTTGACGATATTTGTTCAGCCTGTAGGGGTTGCAAGTGTCAATCAAACTGTAATTCCAAAATGGAGTTATAAAACTATCGCTATGGAAGCAACAAAACAAAGAGAATGTCTTGCCAGAAATATATATTTTGAAGCAAGGAACGAACCATTTGCGGGGCAGTTTGCTGTTGCAATGGTAACTTTGAATAGAGTACATGATAAACAATTTCCAAATTCAATTTGTGAAGTTGTCTATCAAGGTCTACATTGGCCGAGTGGTCATCCAAAACTGAACAGATGCCAATTCAGCTGGTACTGTGATGGTAAGTTAGACAACGTAGCAAATAAGAGAGCATATAGAGAATCAGACAAGATTGCATTTCTTGCAATCGAATCCTATAATGCTATCAAAACCAAAGGGTTAGATATAACAGAGGGTGCAAGGTATTATCATACCTATGCAGTAAGCCCGAGATGGTCAAAAACTTTTCCAATAGTTGGAAGAATTGGAGATCATATTTTCTATCGGTAAACCTATATAATATATGAACAAGTGAAATATTATGCCAACGTACCAATATAAATGTAGTGAATGTGAAAATTCATTTGAAGAAATCTATAGAATAGCAGATCGTGAAATTCCAGTAGATAAAGTATGTGGAGTTTGTGGTAGAGGTAAAATTCAACTCATACCACAAATACCTTCCGTGATTTCAATGAGAGGATCTTGGAGACAACATACCAGCGATGGCTGGAAAGATCGTATGAAAGAGATTGCACGAAATAACCCAGGCCATAGTTTAGATGTATGAGTAAAAAACACACAATAAAACTTGACGATATGGTTGAGGTGAAAGGTATTACCAAAAACCAAACAGAAGTTATAAAGGAATATAAGAAAGGAAAGTGTTTGTTTCTATATGGATCAGCAGGAACAGGAAAAACCTTTGTAACATTATATCATGCACTCAAAGAAGTTCTTGATCCAAAGACTTCTTATCATTGTGTGTATGTAGTAAGATCCTTAATTTCTACTAGAGAGATAGGATTTTTGCCAGGAGATGAGGAAGATAAATCTGCACTCTATCAAGCTCCGTATGATAACATGGTACGATTCATGTTTAAGATGCCGACTGAAGATCAGTTTGCATTTTTATATGATAGACTGAAACAACAAAATTCTCTGATGTTTCTGAGTACATCATTTCTCAGAGGTATAACATTAGACAATGCAATCGTAATCGTAGACGAATGCCAGAACTTGAACTTTCATGAACTGGATACGATTATGACAAGAGTGGGTCAAGACTCTAAAATTATGTTTTGTGGTGACTTTGACCAAACTGATTTGACTAAGGCTGGAGAACGTGAAGGTCTTGGTAATTTCATGAAAATAATTGATAGTATGAAAGAATTTTATCTGTGTGAATTTGATATCGGTGATATTGTCCGTAGTGGACTAGTTCGATCATACATTGTTCAAAAATATAATACTGGACTTGGAGACAGAGAATGAGTATTTGGGTAAAGTTTAAAAATTGGTTTTGGGGTGATTTGAAAGAACCAGAGCCAGAAGTTAAAAAACCAGAACCAAAAGTTCCTGAAACAACGGATGAGGTTTTGGAAGAGGCAGTCAAGAAGACTTTGGAAAAAGAACCAGAAGTCAAGAAAAAGGCTCCTAGAAAGAAACCGGCTGCAAAGAAAAAACCAGCTGCAAAGAAACCT